TACTACCTCTATTGTGTCCTCGTTGATTTTAGTTACTAGGTCAATTGTTCCTTTAATTGCTAGTTGTCCTTTAATTGTCTTCCCGTCTATTTCGTATTCAAACTTTGCCCAATCTTCTTCAATTGGTATGTCGAAATGGGGTTCTGGATAATGTATATTTCTTAACCTTGGATCAAATTGACCATCGCTATGATTTAGAAAACACCACGCTGTTGTAGCTATTTCTCGCCTGTCTTTATCATTAAAAGTATGTGGAGAATTTTTTTCATAAGAGTCTATACTTAAATCAATTAATTCATTTACTAATCCTTCAGTGTGCAGCTCTTCTTTTCTGCATTTAAACTTGCCAATAGCATCATCATCAACTTTTAAAAACTTTACCTTTGGTTTGTCTTGTTCATATTTTTTTAATCCAGCTAAAACTTCCATTACCTTGTGGACCATTGTTCCCATGTCTGCTTTTTTACCACTTTTAGATTGATATCCAAGCACATAAGTCATGAAATATTGCATCTCACAATAAGAATAGTTATTGTAGCTAGAAGATCTTATATAAGTTACAATCATGGGTTGCTCCAGAGGTGTTTTATTTTTTCTAAAGATGTACACAGATCAGTAAGAGAACTGTCATTGTTTTTTATTACATGATCAAAATTAGACCAATCAAAATTATCAGGATCTAAAGCAGACTCACATGTGTGTTTGTCATTATATACATTTCTATCAAGCCTAATAACAATTCCACCTGCTTCCTTTATGGCATAAACCTCGTTAGGAAATCTTACGTCTGGTATAATTGCCACAGATGATTGTTCTTGTTTAATTTTTTTAATTGTGTAGTCTACCCAAACAGTATCTTTAATTGATCTCATAACATCTGTTCCAAAGTATTGTAAAAATTCTCTAGCTGTCATATGCACGTTGTCTAAAACGTCTTTACCTTTAAGTGCAGAGCCTTGTGCTGGATATGGCGTAAGAGTATTCTTGTCTTTGTCAGTACCGTATACTTGAACTGGAGAAAGATCAAAGAAATCTACAGCCATAGCTTTGAGGGGATCTGCAAAGTGATATATCTTTACATAGGGAAACAAAGAATTCTCAGCGTATTCTAAAAATTCTTCATCGTGTCTCGTAACATCAAACACTCCCCAACCTTCAGTTCCAGAGCTGTCTCTTGTCTGTATTTCAAGCTCTCCGTTGTTTCCAATTTCAAAATCAGAAACCATATCTAGCTGTCGTAAAATTGATCCGTTGATGTAATTAGCTACAGTGTTTTTACCAGCTTGTTTTCTTCCAGCTATGCCTATAATTTTCATTAATACGTTCCTTTTAAATTGCTTAAGATATCTTTTTTAATCTTGTACACTGACATGTCTCCAACGTCTTTGTCTTTGAGTGTTGGAAATGTAAGCCTGTACATTCTTCCAAACTGTCTTTTCATTTGTACCCTAGCTTCTCTCCCTGCTTGATCATTGTCCATTAGTATTATAAGTCTTGTTATGGGTAGTTTCTTTATCTTGTTTTCTTGGTCTTTAGAAATAGTTTTACCAAAGATACTGACTGCATTTTTAACTCCAGCTTCATGTAGTTTCCAAACGTCGCCTTGTCCCTCTAGTATGTATAAGCAGTTTGTTTCTTTTGCTCTGTCTATTGCTCTGTGATAATTGTAGAAATAATGACGTTTATTGAAGCCTGATGGGTATATTAAAAATTTTGGCATCCTGTAAGCTTTTATTGTTCTACCAATCATGCCTACCATTTTATCTCCAGAGTCATTGTGGATTGGTATGATAGACCTTTCCTTCATTATACCAGTATCGTAACAATCTCCCACGTTAAAATATTTTAAAGTAGATTTTTTAAATCCTCTAGATAAAAAATAGTCTGAGGGATACTGGATGGAGTACGGATTTTCTATTTCGTTGTCAGTAAAATTACTTTTAGATCTTACGGATATTGATTTTATCAAACTTGTGAATTCGTCTTCTTGTTGTATAGGGTCTGAAGATTCATGATAGCTGCGTTTGTCGATCTTAAATTCTTCGCATATCCATTTTAAAACATCTTTAAATTCAAGCTCTGTTCCAGATTTCTGAGACAACGCGCCTTTTATCAACCCAAAAACATCGTTATTAAATTCATTCTGACAGTCTCTAGTCCAACACTTCCATATTCCTTTATCAATAGAGTAAGAGAAAGCCCTTGGGTTATCACTGTTTTCATGACATGGACACACTGAATATATATTATCACTAAAAGCTTCATATTCTATGTTGAGCTTCTGTAATACAGTTTCGATATTTTTATTCAGAGTCTTCTTGAGTTTCTTTAAGTTCATCTTTAACTTTATCCATGTCCGAAACCAATCCAGTGTCACCAACTGGAGCGTTTTTAAATTCGTTTCTTGTTTTTAGTTCTAACAATTTTGCGTGTGCGCCTTGCATTTGCATATTAATGTAATCTCCATCATCTAATCCAGCACCGTGTCTAGAAACAATAGGTACTAGCTTTCTATTTCCAGCGTTTGGCCCGTCTTCTGCCAGTTCTTCTGTGGATTTAGATTTAAATATGCTGAAAGATGTACACAACCAAACCAGCCTGTCTGAACCGCTGACTGCATCAGTACTTTCTTTGGTTATACCATCACGATTTAACTGTACAAAAGACAGGCAAGGTATGTCCAACTTGACGCAAAGATTGTGCAACGAAGTAATTTGAAATCCCAGAGCCTGATATTCTTGTATATTATTTGTTATAGAAGAAGAAGACATCAACTTCAAATAATCATATATAATAACACAGTCATTTGTTTTTCCTGATTCATCAGTTTTTACTTCTTGAACTATCCATCTTCTTATAAGATTCATAATGCTATCAAATGGTTTTCCAGCTACGCTAATATAGCTGTAAGGTATTGATTCTATTTTAGCAATAGCTTCTCGCACTTTTTCATGCTTAATGTCATCGTCAACAAACTGACCAGTAGCTACTTCGTTTATAGGGACACCGCTGATGTTAGCAATTAATCTATTAAGATGGTCCTCTTTAGACATCTCAGTATCCAAAACTAAGACGGGTACTCCGGTGGAAGATACGTTAAGGGCAACATTATCAGCGAATACTGATTTACCAACTTTGGGTCTTGCAGATACAAGGTCAACGCATTTTCTTCTAAGACCACCCCCAATGGCTTGGTCATATCTAGAGAATCCCGTGGGTATACCAATGATATCGCATTTATTTTCTTCGAGGAATGTGACATAATCTTCTATACCTTCTCCTATTTTTTCTGGATTTTCACCACCGTCATCTTCTCTTAGAAAATCTGTTACAGGATCTTCTAGTTTTTGAATAATTTCATTAATACTTTCAGAACCATTAACATCATCCATGTCTTTATGAACTTTTAGCGTAAGCTTTTTTATCTTACGTGCAAATTCAAATTTCTTTATTTGTACTGCAAAGCTAAAAATATTATCTTGAGAAACAGGAAAGTCATACAAAGAATTAATATAGTTTAATTCTTGCTTAGTACTTATTTGTTCTATAAAATTTAGTTGTTCAGCGGCAGCTAAAAGAGTGGCGACATCTGGCTTTTGTTCATTGCTTATTATATGTTCTATACATTTGTAAATAATTTTATTATTAGGATTAACAAAGCTGTCGCTACACAAAAGGTCTGATATGTTTACATAAGTATCAATACCATTTTGCAGCAAACCTGCTAGAACAGCTCGTTCAGCACCTATATCTAAAAGCTTTTCTTCCATGTATTAACCGCCTGTACATCTGTCGCAACGATAGAATTCACCAAAAATCAAGCTTGGGTTTACTTGAAATTTTTTACCACAAACATGGCATGATACATCTTTTTTTGTAGGAGGCTTTCTAGTTCTTGGAGTTGGTTTGATATCTGGAGTTTCTACCTCTTTGCCTCTGCAATCTCCTTCATCGACCCAAGTATTTTGCCCCGCTTGTACAATGCTTCTTCTAGGTTTTATGTTTTTATTCATTGAAAAATCCCCATCAACAGCTTTTGAAATGGGTTCTTCGTGAAGCCATCTATCACTGTCTGCGGAAGGAGGATGTGCAGGCTTGTCAGGAACTTCTGGCTTAAAATCGTCTCCAGTAAGAGCTTTTAATAACGCAGCCCTCTGCTCGTCTGATAAAGTTTCTATAAAATTGTCCATGCTCATAGTCTTTTACCTTTCTCCATTAATATATCTGCCTTCCTTTTTAATTCATATATCTTTCCATCTAATGCTTGAACTCTTGACTCTGCAATCTCACGGTAATGATCTACGGTGGCTGCATATTCATCATTTACAATTATAAGTGGTCTACGCTCCTCATACTTGGTATACTTACTAAACTGGTCGTGATTTTTTGCAACCATTTTATTTAGCTTATCGTTACACCAATTTAGCGCAATCTTCTGCATATTTAGTTCATCTTGCAGATGTGTTGAGAAGCTATACAATTCATAAGCCCAAGCAAATAGCTCGTCTTTAGTGAGCGTATTTATGGTATCTCTGTCAGCATTAACACATCTATGCCAATCCTCTCTGAACCTTTTGTTAAACCTAGCATGGCTAGCATTTAAAAAGTCGTCAACCATAGCTTTCAAGTCAGCCAACTGCTCACTCGCCGTTTTCAATTTGATCTCTCCATTGTTCATCTGTGTCAGAGTACTTCAATACTATTATATCAATCTTGTTCAATTCGCACCATTCTATTTTATCTTCATCCTTAGCTTTTGCAATAGCAAAGTCTGCTTTGTTCTTATGGAAGAATGGTGTGTACTTATAGTGCTGCTGACCATGCACCTCTACAGCTAGCATAATTTGTGGTATATAAAAATCTAAGTATAGTACGCCCTTTCTGTGAGACGGCGTACTCCCCGGCAATTTTACTTCTTCAAGTATTCTATAACTATGGTAGATAGTCTTCAAGAGTTTTCTTGCGCGAACGTGGAACTTTGATCTTTTCCGTTTGTCGTTTGCGTCTACAGAATAACTTGTTAAATTCCAAGCGTACTCTCTCCCATTTATACCAATAACTCTCATTCAATAATCCTATAATAAGTTTAGCTAGTATTACACCAGCAGCAATTTCTATAATATCAATTATACTCATTTTTTAACTTCCGTGCTGCCCCTAGTGTTTTTAGGCACGTAGGGGCAGTTTTTACATCCACTACCACAACAAGCACCTCTGCTCAATAAATACTCTTTACTGAGAGGTTTAGTCAATGGTTCCTACTTCTCCACCAGAGCGGGTAATAGCACCAGCAAAAACCCTTAAGTCTACGTTATCATTTACAGTTCTGGTAGAACCATCTGCATATACAGTGTTCATAACGCCGGGATGCATACTATATGCTTCACCATCATTAATAACATTAAATGGTACATTTCCAGCACAGCTTTTACACTTGTCACCATTCTTGTCAACACCATGTAGTTTAAATGGCCCAAGACTATCAGCCCATCCAATACACTGGTTAGTATCACCTGTTGCAGACCTACCATTACTAGCCTTATAAACATCAGGTCTACTGGCGCACTCTACAATCATAAGAGTATTAGAAAAACCATCTCTAATATGTCCATCTCTAGTAACAGCATCTTTGACAAGACACCCTTTAGTATGTTCACCCTTTGTTGCATAGGGATCAGGTGCAGGAAAGATCTCATCTTTCACGCCAGTAAATACTTCGTAGTCTGTATATCCAAGGTTATTAGGATTTAAACTTGGTGCAGCACTATCACTATCTCTACTAGGCCCATCAACATTAGCATAACCACCAGCAGGAGGAACTGCCGTTGGACATATAAATACAGATGCATTTAAAGTAATAGCTTGAGTATTCTCCCACCAGTTTTTATTGAAGTCATAACCAGTATTACCTTGTTCTAGATTAGAAAGAACAAATGCTCTCCAGCTATGTTCTGTGCCAGAACGATTACCAGTAGGAGACAATCCAGCAGAATCTACAGTCCATGCAGCAGCAGGAAAGAATCTTTGTGCATCCATGTATGTGTGCATGGCAAGCCCTTGCTGTTTTAAATTATTTGCACATGACATTCTTCGTGCAGCTTCTCTGGCTTGCTGTACGGCGGGTAGCAAAAGTCCAACAAGTACGCCAATGATGGCAATGACAACAAGTAGCTCGATTAATGTAAAAGCTTTACGCTTTTGACAACGGAAGAAATTGGTGAGTTTTTTAAACATTTTAATCTCTTTCAAGAGAAGGTAGGGTATTAGCGAATACAGTATTCGCCTGAATATGATATTATACCCCATCGTTATAATCTAAACTCCATAGATAGTGTTAGAATATCATTAAAATAATTCTTTGATTTGGTCGTATATAAAAGTCGCTATTTCTGGGTTGCTATTAAGAAATTCTGATACATTATTAGCCCCTTGAAATTTAAAAAATCTTTCTATGTCCTCTGGTTTATCTGAAATATTATTGTCAGACAGTAACTTCTGTACCACCGGATCTTCTGGGTTATCTACCGCACATTGTATTGTGTACCAAGCTCCCGCAGTTTTGATAAGCCTGAACTCGCAAGCTATCTGTACGACTTCCTGAACCTCGTCTAGACCAATACCGTAACGAATCCAACTCTCTGCTGTGCTGTTTGGTATACCACCAGCACAAGAAGTTTTAATACTCCAGTTTGCTATTTGACCAACGTGTGGGCCGGTATCTTTTGGTACTTGCCACCTACCCCTATGAGTGATAATCATATTAGTTCCA